GCAATGCATTTTGCGGCGCAGAATTGTCACCAAGAGACTGAAGCGAGACGGCCCTGCTGGAAAGCCCGTTTGCAAGTTGCCAGATATAAACGCCGCCCGCCCTGTTGTTAAATATTAAATTGTCACCAAAAGGATCTTGGCTGACTATTCTTAGCTGATTGGTTGCGTTAAGGTTTTCGCCGGAACCAAACGAGCCTTCGCTCCACGGGCTAACGCCCCACCCTGTGGATGATAAGTATTGGTTAAGGCCTGAGTTTACCTGATATTCAGCTTGGACAGAGCCTCCACCGTTTCCGGCATCTGATGCGTTTGCAAAAACCTCTACTCCCGAGGCGTCAACAGCCGTGAAGGTGTAAGTGTCCGCCGTAAGCACCGATATTCGATATTCTTGATTAAGGACATTGCTGTCAATATTCCCACCAAGCCCGGATGCCGACGAGAAGGTGACAAAGTTATCCGTTGTTGCGCCATGCGATACGTCAGTGACCTCTATCAACGAAGATCCGTTTGTAGCCGAAAAAGTAGCCGTGCCGGTCGTTGTCGCCCTTATTGGCGTTATGTCATACAGGGTGGCGCCCGACTCAAGGTACATTTTTAGGTTTGTGCCAACCCCAACGATTCGCTCCCCAGTTGTTACACCGAAGTCTTTTATTGACCGTATAACCCCTTTCAGGGCCGTCGGGATGTACTTAACCCAGCCGCCAATCTTCTCAACACGGCCCTTCCTAAACCTAATCTTGTCTGAATCAAACCAGCCAGAATCCGCCGTATACTGAGTGCCCTCTTTGTTTATACCCGGCTGAAATGTGATCTTTGTAAGGGGCATACCTTAATAACTCCAAATAACCGGCTCCGGCAAGTCATGGCAAGCGTCCAAGTGAATAAATCGCTGGCTTGCGGTTCCTTTTTGATTTACGCCAATACGCCAAACCCCAAGGGCTATTGCGTTTTCAACCAGCCGGTAGGCCTTCCATCCAGAAATATTTATATCCACGGCCTTTCCTGTAGAGTGCGCTCCCGGCTTGTCTTTTGCCGCCTCTACAGGGTGTTCAGGGCATCGATAGCCAGAAGAAACGGGAAGAGCAAAGCCGCACTCGCCGCGAATAGTGTTAAGTACGTGGAGGAAAGTTTCATCAAAATGGTTTTTGTTACATCCGCACTTACAGCGCAACTCTTCTTCAGTAAAATACGAACTCATCGTTTCTGGAGCAATGTGCTTATTTTGTCAGCGCCGCGTATGCCGAAGCTGGCAAAGACTGCCACAAACAACAGATACTGATACCATTCCGGCAGAGAGTTAAGTTGCTGAAACGCAATCCCTACCCGCTCAATAATTTCTTGGTCATTCATAACAACGCCGTAGATGATAGAAACAATCGGGGTTGACAGCAGGATGGTAAACCACTCGTCCTTCCAGCTAGTATTGCTGGCTTCGGCCATCCGTTGCTCCCAGATTGCCGTGTTAGATATCACCTGCATTTGCGCCGTGTGCTTGGCTTTGGACTTTTCTCTCTGGCCTGCCAGCCAGTCAGTAAACAACCCGGCCACGGGGCCAATAAGCGCAGTCCACATTATTTGTCAGCCTTTTTGTCAATCTTGATTTCGATCCTGTCTAGCTTGGCAGAGATTGATTTGAATTCCTGCCTTAACTCTTCGCGCTTGACATAATCGGCGGCGACTGCGACCTTTAGGCTATCAACCTCTCCGTCGAGATCTTTGTGTGAGTCCCACAGCACCTTGATGAGCCAGCCAAACCCCGTCAACACGACTCCCATCAATGTGTGAACGATTGGTTGCTCAATCATCATCTAGCATCCTTCTGGCTCTTTGCTTGTCGAGGAGGTGGGCGTCTAGGCAGTGGTTGTCTTGCCAAAAAAAGATCTTGTTAATTAGCCGGTACATTGCCGACCAAAATTTACTGCCCTTCCTTTGACGAAAAGCCCTTCCAGACAGAGATTCATTGGGATTGTCGCTCAAGAATATTGCACAATTTGCTAGCTGAGACAGGCAGTCTCCAATGTGAATAAGGTACATCTTCACGGAATTCATGAATTACTCCCCAGACAGGATTTCAGCGGCTCTTCCGGCCCCTATAAGACCTTGAGACTCAAGGTAGTTAACTCCATCGATGGTTTCTTGAAGTCCAAGATCGATGTATTCAGCAGATTGAATGTCATCCAAAAACACCCGGATTATGGTGTCGGTGGAGTCATACATTGCAACTTTTTCGGTCGTCGTAAAGAGACTTCTAAACTCGTACCGAGTTATCCGGGCGGCCATTGGGGGAGGCGGGGGGCCCGGCTCATCAACAACCAACTCATACTCGGAATAGTTGTCGATCATGAATTGCTCGTCAGCAACTATCGTGTTTACAACCTGACCACCATCTAGAATTTTATATAAACTCATGTTATGCGCTCAATATCTCAACAAGATGAACTATTCCAACCCCTCCGGCTACTGACTGAACAGTCGATGCGCCGGCTGGCTCAACAAATCCGCACCCACCACCGCCGCCACCTATGCCAGCCATGCTGGTATTGAACGGATAATCAGTTGCGTTGCTATCGGACCCAATGCCCCTGCTCCCGCAAAAAGGCTCTGCAAGTATCTGTGGTCGCGGGCCGCTCGAAATGCTTCCGCCGTTAATTAGGATGCCGTCGTAATAATTGAAGTTTTCATGTATGGCGCTGGGACTTGTAAGCGGAATGTTTGGCCGAGTAATTTCCGCATAAACAAACCCAAAAACACTGTTGTTCTTCATCGTCCTTACTTGGTTGTACCGTTGCCATCCGCCGATATAGTCTGCCAAGTTGAAGTAATCAACATTTATATTAGCGCCTTCCTCGATTATGTTCTGACCGCATGGGTGAGCACCAAACCCGCCACCCTCGGTAATGGCGTCGGTGTGATCTCCTCCGGCGATAATAGATGTTGATACACCAAGTATGTTGCAAGCACCGCCCCCGCCACCACCAGTGCTGGCGCTCACCGCACCATCTCCGCCAGCGCCGCCGGTGTAGTTAAATAGGTTGCCTCCCGATCCGACACCCCCAGCGCCTCCTGAGGCGACTATATTCCCGTCTTGGCCCTCGTTTATTGCCGCGCCCCCGCCACCGCCTGTTGCTTGGACGGTGGTGATGCCAGATCCAGCAAAAGATGATGTGCCGCCGGCATTGCCGTTTAGCTTTACGTTTCCAGTGCCTAGTTGTGCGCCGCCCCAGCCGCCAACGCTGACCGTATAGCTTTGGCTTGGAGTCAGATCAAAGTAGCTGGCCGCAACGCCGCCACCGCCACCGCCGCCGGCTCGGCCAACTCCTGATGTGGTTCGGCCAAAGAGACCTCCGCCACCGCCGCCGCCGATAACCATGACGTAAGCCCCCTTAATGTTCGCTGGAGCTGTGTAAGTGGTTGAGGAGGTGAAGGAGATGGTTCTTCCTTGGTAAGCGCCCCCGCCACCGCCGCCTATTAATCCAGTTAGTGTACTCATTACATCAATCTCCAGCCTTGGGTTGCGTCACCGGAATATACAAGCGTTATCCCTACATTTGCTACGTCTATCGTCATGTCTTCTGCAAGTCCTGATATGTTGCTTCCGTTGCGACCCACAACAGTGTCGGTGGCACTCCCAACGGATATATAGACGGTGTCTCCGGCCGCTGGAGATGCAGGAAGCGTTATTGTCTGAGTGGCTGATGTTACCGTTCGGAACTGCTCGTCCGACAACGTGGTTGACCCGCCCGTGTCTACTGACGAGTACAGATCTATGTTGCCCGAGGTCGTTACCGAGCCAGAAAGTCCTGTGCCGCCCGACACACTCGTAACCGTCCCTGTGTTCGCTGTGGCTCCGGTGGCGATGCCGTCAAGCTTGGTTTTGTCTTCATCTGTCATGGCCCCCCAAGCGCTTGTTGTTGCCGCTGGGACGGAAGCGTCACTGCCTGTCGAGGAAGTTATTGTGAGCGAGGTTCCATCGGCAGTTGCGCCAAGATCCGTTGATCCGGTCGTATCTGACCAAGGCACGTTAACAACCGCCTGACCATCACTATTAAGCTGTATGCCGTATGTTTTGCCAGACGTTGAGGTAACGGAATTTGCCGCCACAGTCTGGACTGTGTCCGAGAAAATCTCTACGCCACCTAGCGCAGTAGAAGTTGCCGCTGGAAGGGTGTAGTTGTTTGCGTTGTTATCAATCCCGTCGAGCTTGGCGCCATCTACAGAAACGTCTCGGCCATCGACAGTAGCGAGGGCCTCCGATAGCACAATATTCCCGCCGAACGTGACAGATGCGTCAGTAACAGTTATCTCTACACCGGTGGCGTTGTCGTCTATGCCTGTAGACGCAAAGTTTGATATGGTCCCGCCGTCAATTGAGTTTCCGCTAATCTGGTCGTTGGCTAGTGTTAGCGTTCCTCCTGATATGTCAAGAGTACCGCCAGTGTCTACTGTTACACCGCTCGCCAGCAACGTGCCATCCACGACATGGTTCTGAAGCAAGTTAGTTACTACGGCGCTTGCACCTGCGCCATCAAACTTCAAGAAGGCTCCATATCCAGCCGCAAGAACATAGTCGTTGCTTGCGTTGTATGTGCCCTGAAATATAATCGCAGAGCTTGAATCGCCAAAGCTATTCTTAATGTAGCCTATCTTCTCTGCATCATTTGGGTCTAGGCGAATGTAAGCACTTCCGCCGGGACTACCGGTTAACTCAATCGAGAAGTTTCTTCCGTCAGAAACGGCGCCATCGTCATTTGTGAGCGTGTTTGGCGATCCAGACGTCCCCGTCCCTGCAATGCTGACGGCAACAACACCGTTGACCGCTTGGTCTATGATGTCAAAGTTAATATTGGTAGTGGTCCCCCACGATCCGGCCTGTTCGCCGGTCCCGATTTTCTCGATACCAAGGTTGGTCGTATATGTACTGGGCATCCGTTATTCCTCTATGCCGCCTCTGGCACTATTTCTAGCCATCCATCCCCCTGAGATGGGGTTATCTCGTTAAACCCAGCCGTTTGAGAGGGCACTGTTTCAGACCACTCGCCATCCTGAACTGGAGTTATCTTACCAAACAAAGGAGATTGCGATGGGGTTTTTTCTACCCATCCCGCCCCCTGCGACGGCACTATTTCGACAAGGCCAGCCGCCTGAGATGGCACCACCTCAACAAATCCAGCCGTTTGAGATGGCGTTATTTCCGCAAAGCCGGGAGCTTGAGACGGGACGCTTTCCGCCCAAGAAGGAGTCTGATCTGGAGATATTTCCCCAAAGGACGGGTCTTGATCCGGAGCGATTCTGCTCCATATAACAACTCCCGATGTAGCCGCCTGCATTTGATCCGAAAATACCGGAACAAAAATTGGCGGTCCCTCGATGACTACTTCTACTTCACCGGAAAACGCTTTCGCATCAACGCCCGCGACAGAAACGCTAACATCGTTACCGACTGAAACTCCGGACACTTGTCCTGTGGCTTCAACTCCAGATACCGCCACATTTGCGTCACCAGAAACCAAGCTCACCGGAGACAGCTCGGCTGTCGCAAGCAGTCCTGAGGTAACTACAGTGGCATCGCCCGTAACTGAGTCCGCACCTGATGTTTGAGCTGTAGCCGAAAGGCCCGCAGGAGACACCGTGGCATCGTTGCCTACAGAAACGGCGCCTGACTGACCCGTCGAGGACAGTCCCAATACATCTACATTAGCGTCTCCGCTGGGCGTTACTCCAGAAATTCCTGACGCCGCCGAAACCCCGACAACGCCTACAGAGGCATCAGTCGATAGGTCTACCCCAGACGATAGGGCCGCTCCAGACACTCCGGCTATGATTACATCGGCATCTCCGGATACCGAGTCCACTCCGGATGTTTGCGACAACCCCTGCAAACCAGAGACGGGGACTACCGAGTCTCCTGTTACGGAGTCAACTCCAGAAGTCTGACCTACTGCCGACAGGCCAGATAGAGCGGCGTCAACATCAATGCTTACCGCAACGCCAGACAGTTGGGCTGTGGCAGAAACCCCCAGCACATCCACGCTAGCATCGCCGGATGTCTCAACCCCTGACAGTGTTGCTGTCGCAGACAATCCAGACGCATCCACGTCCGCATTGCCAGTTGCTTCGACGCCAGAGTTTTCCGCTGTCGCAAACAGCCCTGAGACCGCCGTGCTGGCGTCACCAGTTGTTTCGACGCCAGAAAAGCCCGACGTTGCTAACAGTCCCGTGACGGGGACATTTACCCCTATCGAGACAAAATCTATTCCGGAAGTCTGAGCCGCCGAGGCAACCCCAGATACATCCACGGAAGCCTCAACAGAAAGCTCCACCCCAGAGGATGGAATTGTTGCAGAAACCCCCGAAATGAGTACGTTTGAGTCCGCAGAAACAGAAGGTCCGGACACCTGAGCCGTCAAAGACTGCCCAGAAACAGAGACTTCAGCGTCTCCGGAAACAAAATCCACGCCCGACGTTTCGGACGTTGCAGAAACCCCTACGGCAAATACGTTTAAGTCTGGCTCGACAGCTACGCTATCAGCAAAGCCTGTCGCCTCGACGCCAGAAACGTCAACCGTTACGGCCTGCTCCGTTATTACGGTTACCGACCCAGAAGTGCTTGTTGCGGCCAGCCCGGTTACATCAACATCAGCATCCGCTTCTACCGATACCGACCCAGATGCTCCGCTCGCGAACACCCCGGATACATTAGTGCTGGAATCCGCCTGAACTTCTACTGAGCCAGCATTTCCGACAGAAGCTAGCCCGGTAACATCAACATTGACATCAGGCTCTACGGATACAGAGCCAGAAGATCCGGTGGCAGATACACCAGAAACGTCAATATTTGCATCTGCCTGAGCCGTTACCGAACCAGAAGATCCGGTCGCGGATACTCCCGATAATTCAGTATTTGAGTCGGATTCAACCGATACCGATCCGGATATGCCGCTTACGGAAAGACCAGAAACCTCAATATTTGAGTCTGTCTCAACCGATACCGACCCGGATACTCCGGTTGAAGACGCGCCAGACACCTCAGTGCTGGAATCGGCCTCAACCGTGACATCCCCGACTGCCGAGGCGGACTCAAGCCCCGTCAGTGTGACTACCGTATTGCCAGAAGTGTCAACCGTTACCGAACCAGAAGATCCGGTTGCAGATACGCTGGATACATCAACATCCGCATCTGCCTGAACTGTTACCGAGCCAGAGCTGGCGGACGAGCTAAGTCCGGTCAGGTTGACGGTTATGCCCTGACCGGCATCTACTGTTACTGATCCGGGAGAGCCGCTAGCAGATGGTACTTCAACAGATCCCTCGCCGAAGCCCTGAGATCCCCATGTGTCGCGGCCCCACCCTTCGTAGGGTACGACCACATCAGTCATGCTAGGCGATCCTTATGATTGCGTTGCTAGCATCCGCCGTGGGGAAAACGATTGTAAAATCCCCGTTTGTTGATGACTTGTCAGACCCAAAATCAAGAACAAGAACCGTGTTTGTAGTTCCTGTGCCCGCACCTGCCGTGGTGTTGTAAATCAAAGCCCCTCTAGCGGTAATGGTAGAGCTTGAAAACACCAAGTCCTGAAAGTCACAAAACGCGGTCGTGCCCGACGTGGTCGGGGTTACGCTCGTAAGCGTTCCGCCACCGGCAGAGTAACCGGTTCCAGACACCTCATTGGTGACGGTGTAATCGGTTGTTGATGCATCAAAGGTTGCGCTGTTGGTATACATCGCCAGCTTGTATGTATCAACTCCATTGGTAAAGTTGTGCGTAGCCGTCAAAAGCTCTTCCTTAAAGGAAGTACACATATAGTTTCCGGTAAAGGCCATTTACATTCTCCTGATAAGTTGAGCCAGCTCGGGCTGGCCCGCCTCTGTTAACGCATTGCAAACCGTCGTCCTGTCCGACTGGATGGCTTGTTTAACGTAAAAAACAATTACTTCCCTAAGGGTGTCCCTGAAAGACTCTGCCTGTTGCCGAATTGGCTCAGGCGCACTGCCAGAAACGCTGATAATTTTCTGTAGACAGCGCTCGGCAACTTCTTCTGGGGTTGACCCCCTGTTCTGTGTTGTGTGAACAGCTACGCTACCAATACCTCCAGAAAACATCAGTCTCTTGCCTTCCTAACGTCGCCAGACCTATAGCTGTCCGTCGTCGTATAGCCCTCGCCATACTGCTCCAGCATGGTTAAAGCCTCTGAGTATCTTTGGCTGTATAGTTGCATCAGATCAGCGTCCCCTTTTAGGTAGGTGTACGCCTCAAGAAGACAGCCGTAAAGCAGTGCGTTTTCAGCGTTATCGCCAAGCCAGCTTGTCCCAGAGTCAACAATAGACTGAGGCCTGTAGAAATAATGAAGCTCTACCGGGTAATTGGCGTCTGGAGTTGGCCCAACAATAAAGTTGGTGGCATCAAAAACACCATAAACCTTTGGCGCTCCTTGAACTGCCGAGTCCGGGTATGCCTGTCGGATAAAATTTGCGCTCTTGATTATTAAATACTCATAGCCAGAATCATCTATCGCCAATGAGTAGGGGGACAGATAATCGCTTGGCAATCCTAAATACTGGTTCCCGGCGGTAAGGGTGCCTGTTGAGTTCTTCCTAAAGACGGGGAGCTGTACTCGCTTCAGGATTCTCTCTTCCGCCTGCCTAATGATTATCGGTATGTTAGAGACAAAGCTAGTTTCATCTGACTCCACATAATCCTGAATTGCTTGGCTCAGTGTCGCGTATGTAAAAGCCATCAACCAATCTCCACTGTCACACGCCCAGCCATAGCCGCCATGTCGAGCCCCACAGTGCGACTACCCAAAGCAGTATTGCCGCCCCCCACAGGGTTCCAAGCAGAAAGCGCTCTACTTTCATCGATGCTTTGATCGGGTCTCGGAAACCTAAGAGCTTGAGGATCATTTGCATCAACCTCTCCCAGCTTGTCTTGTGGGTGATCTTTATCGACAACATCTCTTCCGACGAGAAGTCCATTCCATCTACCATCCTCAATTTGACGGACGAGATCTTTCAGCCGATACCTGAAGCCAGTCCTGTCGCAAAAACCAAAAGCCTTCTTCCCCGCCGCGTAGCCACTCATAAGTCGTTATAACCTCCCGGAGAGACATGCAGTGCCGCCTTCTCTCTTGATGCATCGGCGGCTAAACTCCACTGCTCGTCATAAACTTGCTTTAACTGAGGCGCCAGCGCCATCGCTTCCGGCCTCTTGCTCGCTATGTAATAGGAGAGGCCCGAAACCAAGCAAGGTAAATATCTTGCGGGAACATCTACGTTGTTTGAGCCCGGCTTGCCGCTATCCTCGATACGCTCCAAGTAGTAATACGAGAACGTGTACGATGTCACCGCATCTGGGACGGGCCAAAAATGAAGCGTTATGTTTGTCGGCTTGCGTTCCACGTAGAACTGCAAGGGTCTGCCCTGACTAAGCTTGTTTGTCTGTCCGGCATACTGACTTACAGATATCCTATTCATCCTCAGGTCTGTCTGCCTTGAGGGGTCTCCCGCATTCGTTCTCAGAAGGCCCTCAACGATATCCAGCTTTTCTGCAGTCAAGTCGTAAGATGCGGTGCCTGCTGTGAGTGACATCGATGCGTCCCTGACCGTCCAGAGATTAAAGCCCCTGTTTTGCCACTCAAGCATAAGCAAATCAAGGCTACGCCGAGCAGTCTTATAGTCATACCCGCTTCTAAGCTCAAGGCCCGCCCTCTCATACGCTTCTTCGAATATCTCTGACAAGTCAAGAGTAAAGTTGTAACTGCCGCTAGTGGCCATATTTCTTCCTCAGTCTCCGGGCGGAAATGTCGCCATCTTCATATTAGAAACGATCCACCCTTTGGGGATGGCTAGCTCGGCATCTCCTTCTATAATATCTTCGCCCTCAACGATCATGTGAGGGCAGATGACGATCTTTTCGTCATCTTCGTAAATCAACGCGCCACAAGATATGACGGTCGCAGTTTTTTGCTCTTTGAGGTCTTCAAGAGACCTCCATCCGGTGTTAGAGCCTCCAACCGCGTCTCTCCAGACGACTCGGTGTATAGTCACCACTTTGTCTTGTCCGCCCAATACGCCGCAGACATCTTGCCCTTTTTGATATTCCTTCTGTGCCTAGCCTTAAATGACTTTCTCTTTGCCTTCATCTTGGCAGACTCTCCACTCTTAGGTTTGCCAGCAGTCTTTGCCCCCTGCTCCCCGAAGCGAATGATCTTTTCTTTCCCGCCCTCGCAAGCCTTCACTATGTGAGACTTTTTGGGGTGATTCGGAGTTCTCCTAGGCTTGTTGCAAGCCATCGACTTTTTGTCAACCCTTCCGCCTGACTTGTAGTATCTTCTGGTCATGCCTTACTCCTGTGCCGAGCGGTTTTTTTGGCGACTTTTTTTGGCTGACTGGAGTGCTGTTTCCCTTTGGCCGTGTCGGCCCTTTTCTTTCTGGTAGTGGAGGCGTACTCGCTACTACTAAGAGCCTTGATCGCCTTGTCGGGCAAATATCGCTCTCCGGTTGCTTTCGGCCCTTGAGTGCTAGGCTTTCCGGACTTTGTTCGCCATTTCTGATTGGTCCACTTTTTCAGTGACTTTTGAGGCTTTTTGAGAGACATTAGTCTTTATAACCTCCTCCGGCGTCTTTGTACCTCTTTGCCAGCATTTGTGCTTTCCTAGCTGACCACTGTCCGGGCTTTCCGCCCTTTCCCCCAGACTTTATCTGATTAAACAGCCTCTTTCTCATGCCCGGCTTTGTGTAGTTACCTGCTTGATTTACTTTGGACTCTGTCTTTCCGCCCTTGGCGTATCGCCTTCTCATAGTCAATCCTTCAGCGCGATAAACTGCTCTAGCGTCAAGCCACTACCGCCGCCTCCGCCGCCAGAATCTATGATAAGTTGCCTGCTTATAGTCTCATCGACAACGGTCGCCCCTGCCGTTGAGTTCACAAAGCTAGAAACTCCTCTCGCCACCATAGTCCCTGCGGTACACGACGCATCGAAGGTAAGCGCTCCTGACGACATGTCAACAGTAACCCTGTCTGCCACATTGTCGCAATCTTTTACCGTCAGGCCGCCGTTGTACCCTCGGACGCTCAATAACGCCGTACCCCCAGTGCTCATACTAATTGTGGGCCTGCCCGTTCCCGGTATGCTAGAGGCTGGGTTTGCCATGTAAACTTCGGACCCGGCAACGCAGGTGAGATCGCCATCCAGAGCGCAGTCTTGATAAAATCCGTTTAAGAAGGCCCCATCTAGAAGCGTACAGCTTTGCGCCACAATGCTGTTGAGAAAACTAC